GCTTCAGGAAGGGAGGAAAAGACATGGAACTGGAAGAACTGAAGGCATATTGTCGTATCGACTATGACGATGACGATGAAGTGATCAAACTGATTTATGCAGCAGTGCTGGAAGAAATGACAGACCTGATCAAAGACTTCAATCCTGAAGCACTCACGAACCGCCAGAAGTTATTGATCTGCATGTACGTCAAAGAAGCCTACGACAACAGGGACAGAACAGCACCAACAGACGACAAAGTCAGATTCGCGGTGCAGTCGATGATGTTGAAAGAAAGGTTGAAGTGATATGTCAAGCGCAAGGATCAAAATATACAAATATCAGTATGGGAAAGTTGATGGAAGGCGAGTGGAAGCAGAACCGATCTTGTATCACGAATGCTGGTGCGAGATCGGCAGCCTTTACGGAAAAGAACTGTACAAGGCAATAGAAATCAGACTGGAAGACACAATCGTGTTTGACAAGGTCAGGTATTGCAAAAAGGTCAAAGAGATAGCAGCACACCTGAAGGACTACTTTGTGGAATACGAAGGGGAAAGATACAACATATTTGCAAGGGACTTCAGGAACAACGACAGGCAATATGTGCAGTTGAAAGCGAACCGCACAACATAAGTGTCAGATTATGACACAAGGGAGGGACACAGCATGAAAGTGACCTTTGAATTTGAAGGACTGAAAGAGATTCAACAACAGCTGGAAGCACTTGCGAGTGATTCAGAAATCAGAAAGACAAACAAGCAAATCTTCCAGAAGTCTGTTGATTATACAGAGCCGCGAATGAAGGCGGTTATGGCAAGGTCAGCAGACAATTCAAAGTCAGGAAAGAAAGGGTATAGACCTTCTGGACATGCTGCGGACAATATCCCCACAAAAGCCACAGCAAGGGGCGGCGAAGTCGGCTGGACGCTTCTGGGCGATGCTGAAAACTGGTTTTACATGAAGTTTGTTGAATGGGGGACTACAAAGCAGCCCCCACAAGACTTCTTGTACAACACAATGGAAGAATGCCGCGGACAGTGGGACACAATAGCTGATCAGGAATATCAGAAGTTGCTGAATGAAAAGCTGGGAGGATGACACATGGACATTGTAGGGAAGACACTTGAAACGCTTGCAGTGCTGGAAGATGAAGGGATCATCGTGCAGCAGGGCTGGTATGACGAAAGCATCAAAAAGCTGCATGTGACAGTGTGGAATCTTGGCGACTACGGCGGCAAAGGTTCAGACGATGAAACAGAAGTCGAAATTGCAGCAGTGCAAGTGTGCATCTGGTCAAACAAAGACCAGATAAAATTGAAAAAGAGGATCAAACGCCTTATGTGCAAAGCTGGTTTTGCATTTATGGGATCAAACGACAATCTTGAAACAGATACAAAAATATTTATGAATGCCGCAAGGTTCATGGCGGCAGAAGAAGCAGAACAGGAGGACGAAGAAGAATGAGTGAAGCAGGAAAGCAGATCATCAGATCGAGAACAAAGTCATTTCGCGACATTTATGTCGCACCAGTAACACAGAACGATGCGACAGCATACGCAGCAGGCACACCAGTCAAACTTGCGCGTGCTATTTCGGGAAAAGTGTCTGACAAGTTCAGCGTTGAAAAGATTTACAGCGACGACGGAGTGGAGGACACAGTTGAAACCTATGAAGGAACAGATGTGGAGTTTGAAGTCAATTCCCTTGCGCCGCAGGACAAAGCAATGTTATTCGGTCACTTATACGAAAAAGGCTGGCTTGTAAAAAACAAGGATGACAAAGCACCTGAAGTCGCTGTCGGATATAGAGCAAAGAAGCTGAATGGCAAGTATGAATTTGTGTGGCTTTATGTCGGAACATTCGGTCAGGGATATGACGACAACTATCAGACACAGGAAGACAAGGTCACAACACAGACAGCAACGCTGAAGGGCAGTTTCTACGAACGCGCATGTGATGGAAACTTTGAAACACAGGTTGACGAAAGCAACCTTCTGGAAGAACACACGGACGCAGCAGCAGCAATCAAAAACTGGTTCGGAAAGGTACAAGAGCCAACAGAAGCGGCGTAAAAAACAATAGGAGGGCAAACACAATGAAAAGAAAGTTAATTATAAACGGCAAAGAATATGAAATGCCAAAGATGGACGTTGACACCTATATGGAATATTTGGAGGTTAGGGACGACATCATGGGAACTGAAAAGAAAAGCGGACTTTACACCGCAGAACAGTTCCGAAAGATGCTGGACTGCATTTGCATGGTTTACGGCAACCAGTTCACTGTTGACGAGTTGAAGGACAAGGAAACAGGACTGGGAGTTGCAGCAATCATCATGGAATTTGCACTGATCGAAGAATCGCTGGGCGATGAAGTCAACGGAAAGGTTGAGAAGCTACAAAAAAATTTTACAAGTGGCAAATAATACCCGAACTGACGCTGACGTGCAATGAAAAAGAATATATATGCGCGTCAGTATCGGTTGAAAAATACAGAGCATATACAGAACTTATGGAAAAGAACAACGGCGATGATGTTGCATCTGCATTTCAATTCAATGCAGCAATTATGAAAATGATCTTCAGCATATCTGAAAGGGAAGTGATGAAGGCAGATGTCACAGAGCAGCTGGCAACAGCAAAGATGATTCATTTTGTGATGCAGGACATCATCACGCCAAAGTTCCTTGAATTAAACCCAAACAGACCAGATGAAGTCGAACAGGAGAAGTCAGCATTCGATGATTATGACGAAGAAAACGGCTACAACGAAGCTGAAAAGCAACTGGATGATGAAAACATCTGGAAAGTGTGCCGCGACAATGTGGACAGGGTTGTCAAGCTGTGTATAAAAGGGCTGAACGATTCACTTTCAAATGTTATGAAGTCGGATATTATGAGCCTTTTGGATCATGTGGCGTTCGAGATCAAGACCATCAACGAAAAGTGATGAAAGGAACGTGCATACATGGCGCAGGCATCAATCAAGATCGGCGCTTCGATGTCAGAATATCAGTCGGCTATGAAAGCGGCGGTTGCAAGCATGAAAGAACTGTCGTCACAGTACAGTCTTGCTGCTGCGAATGCCAAACTGTACGGCACGAAATCTGACGCGCTAAAGGCGAAGATCAGCGAACTTACACAGAAAATGGATGTCCAGAAGACGAAAGTCGCGGATTGTAAGACACATTATGAAACGCTGACAACACGACTGGACAACAATAAGAAAAAAAGCGAAGAACTGAAGACAAAAGTCGCAGAGCTGTCAAGAGCCTATGAGGAAAGCAAGGAAGCGACTGGCGAAAATTCAGAAGAAACAAAGAAATTAAAAACAGAACTGGACAAAGCGGAAAAGCAGCTGGCAACAACCGAAGCACAAACAACAAAGTATGAAGCAGCAGTCAAGAAGCAGGGGGCAGCAGTCACACAGGCTGAAGCTGACCTTGCGAACATGGAAGTGCAGCTTCGTGATGTCAATGCGGAACTTGCGCGCCAGAAGTTCGATGAATACGCGGAAAAGGCTGGAAAAGTCGGACAGGCAGTGCAAACAGCAGGACAGCACATGATGAAGGTCACAACCGCGATCGGCGGCGTGGCAGCGGCATCGGTAACAGTTGCAGCAAACTTTGAACAGCAGATGTCAAAAGTGCAGGCAATCAGCGGAGCAACAGCAGAAGAAACTGACAAGCTGACAGAATCAGCACGTCAGTGGGGGCGCGATACAAAGTATTCTGCAACCGAAGCAGGCGAAGCGTTTGAATATATGGCACTTGCAGGCTGGAAGACGGATGACATGCTGGAAGGCATTGGCGGCATCTTGAATCTGGCAGCAGCATCCGCGATGGACTTGGGAACAGCTTCAGACATCGTCACAGACTATCTGACAGCGTTCGGACTATCGGCAAAGGACGCAGGAAAATTCGCAGACGAAATGGCTTATGCAATGAGCCATTCAAACACAACAACCGAAGCACTTGGAGAAGCATATAAAAACTGCGCTGCGACAGCTGCTTCAATGGGATAATCGGTGGAAGAAACAACAGCAGTCTTGATGACAATGGCGAACGCTGGCGTTAAAGGCGGCGAAGCAGGAACAGCCCTGAACGCTATTATGACAAGACTTGCGACAGATACAAAAGGCTGTGCAACCGAACTGGCGAAGTATGGTGTTGAAGTGTACGATGCGCAGGGCAACATGAACAGCCTGTCAAGCATACTGACAGGAGTGCGCGGCGTATGGAATAACCTGACAGACGAACAGCAAGCGAACCTTGCAAAGACAATCGCAGGAACGAACCAGTTTTCAGCATTGCAAACAATCATGTCTGGCTTGTCAGATGAAGCGATTGCAAGCGGAATGTCCTTCAGTGACTATGCTGAAGCATTGCAGAATTGTGACGGCACTGCATCCGACATGGCGGCAACAATGCAGGACAATTTGCTGGGAAGACTGACACAGCTGAAGTCGAAGCTGGAAGACATTGGAATAACTGTGGGAAAGGCCCTGCTTCCATTCATGGAAAAGGCAGTGGCGAAGATTGGAGAACTTGCAGACAAGTTCGCAGCATTAAGCCCACAGCAGCAAGAAACGATCCTGAAGATTGCAGGCGTTGTGGCTGCGATCGGTCCTTTGCTGACGATAGTCGGAAAAGCTATCAGCGTATCTGGACAGCTATCATCAGGGATCGGAAAAGTTGTTGGCAAGCTGGCGACAATGGGAACAACAGCGTCAGGAGCAACAGGCGGCATGGCTGTCCTGAAGGGCGCGCTTGCGGCGATCACATCGCCAGTCGGAATTGCAGTTGCAGCAATCGCAGGAATCACAGCGGTAGTTGTGACCTTATGGAAGACGAATGAAGACTTCAGAAACAAGATCACGGAAATCTGGGACAGAATCAAAACAGTGTTTACAGAGTTCGGACAGCATATCACCGACAAGCTCAATTCGCTGGGCTTTGATTTTGAAAACTTCGGGGAAGTGGTCAAGGCAATCTGGGAAGGCTTCTGCAATTTGTTAGCACCGATCATCGAAGGCGTGTTCAATAATATCGCAAATGTCATTGAAACAACGCTGAATGTGATCACAGGCGTGTTTGATTTGTTCGTGTCGTTATTCACAGGCGACTGGTCAGGGGCTTGGGATGCAGTAAAAGGAATATTTGAAAGCGTATGGAATGGGCTGAAAGAATATATCAGCAATATTCTGAACACAATCAAGGGCGTTGCTGACGCTTTTCTGGGCTTATTTGGTACTTCATGGGATGAAGTATGGAATAGCATCAAGACAACCTTTGAAAACATCTGGAACGGCATTGTATCGTTCTTCACAGGTATACTTGACGGAATAAAGAACGCAGTAACAACAGCGTGGACAGCAGTCAGCACGACAATTTCAGACGTACTGACAGGAATCTGGAACACAGTCAGCAACATATTCACGACAATCAAGGACTTTGTATCAACAGTCTTTGAAACAATCAAGAACGTGATCACAGTCGTTATTATGGCGATTGCAGAGTTCTTCAGCGCAGCATTTGAAATCTTGACAGTTCCGTTCCGATTTATCTGGGAGAACTGCAAAGATACAATCATTTCAATCTGGGATGCAATCAGCGCGAAGATACAGACAGCAATCACGTTTGTACAGAATATCATCACGACAGTATGGAACGCGGTCAGCGGTGTATTCACGACAGTGTGGACAGCAATCAGCACGACAGTGTCGAATGTCTGGAACACGATCAGCACGAAGATACAGACGACATTGCAGACGATCCAGAATATTATCACGACAGTATGGAACGCGGTCAGCGGTGTATTCACGACAGTGTGGACAGCAATTAGCACAACAGTGTCAAATGTTGTGAACAGCATCAAGAACACGATCACGAATGTGTTCAATGCGGTCAAGACGACAGTCAGCAACATATTCAACAGCGTGAAGTCAACAGTGACATCTATCTGGAACAGCATCAGCAGCACGATCAGCAATGTTGTGAACAGCATCAAGAACACAGTCAGCAACGTGTTCAACACATTAAAATCAACAGTCAGCAACGTGTTCAACAGCATAAAATCAACAGCAACATCGGTCTGGAATGCAATCAAGAACGCAATAACAACACCGATCAATGCCGCGAAAAACGCTGTACACAATGCAATCGAAGCGATCAAGTCGAAGTTCCACTTCACATGGTCACTTCCAAAACTGAAACTACCGCACCCGAAGATCACAGGAAGCTTCAGCCTGAATCCTCCGTCAGTGCCACACTTTTCAATAGACTGGTACAAAAACGGCGGTATTATGAACGATTCAATGATCTTCGGAATGAACGGAAACAAGCTGCTTGCTGGCGGCGAACCAGAAACAGGCGGCGAAGCTATTCTTCCGCTGAAACCATTCTATCAGGAATTAAACTCAATACTTGATGAAAAGCTGAAGAATATAGAGCCAGGAACGAATGTGAAGGTTGAAAATCACACATATATTGACGGTGAAGAAGTGGCAAGCAAGACATACACGAAAGTGGATGAACAGCTTGTGGAAGATAAAAGGAAAGGAAGGTAAGGCAGCATGAAAGTGAATGGTATTGATGCAAGAAAATACAACGCGAAGCAGCTGACAGCCGAAGTGCTGCCACCTTCGCTTGCTGTCGATTATGAGATTGTAACAGGCGCGATCCTTCCGACAGAATTTGACACAGACACAGAACTTGGAAAGCTGAAGTTGTGCATGTACTTCAGGGGTAAGGATAGAAACAGCCTGATCAGGAAGATGTCAGCATTTCTGGAAAACTTCACAAAGTCAAGCGTGCTGGAAGTGGACGGCTACAAAGGAAGGTTCAAAGCCTACACAGCAAGCAGCGACTATTCAAAGATGAAAGTGAAGACCAGATACAAGCTGAACATCGTTCTTGACGGCTATTGTTTTGATGACGAATTAAATCTGGAATATGACGGAATCACACAGACAACGATTGACCGACAAGGGACACGAAAAGCACCAGCAATCATTGAAGTGTATGCAAAGAAAGCATTGAAGAATTACAAGATCAGCGGCTTTGAAGATGACATCATCGTGGAGCAGCTGGCAGCAGGACAGACAATCATCATTGACGGCGAAGAAGGACGCATCACGAACAATGGTGCAGACGCATTCGCCAGCGTTGACTTGTGGAAGTTTCCAGCAATCACGCAGACGCAGACAGCCTTGAAGTTTTCAAATGCAGATGCAGTCGTTCGGATCAGGTACAAGCCTATGTGGATATAAGGAGGAAGACGGATGCAGATTTTTAATGACAAAAAGCAGCGTGTCGGAATCCTGAAGGGCTTCAAAGATCGCAAGATCGTGAAGACGCTCGATTCTGGCGATAGGGAACTGTCTTTCAAATATCCTTCAGACGGCGAAATGGTTGACCGCCTGAAAGAAGAATATTACATCAGGACAAAAGATGACGAATATGTCATCAGAAAAAAGAAGACAGGCGTGCAGTTCAATGAATACACAGCACAGTTGAATGTCGAAGAACTGGAAGGCGCGGTCTTCCCTTATGGCTTTGAAAGCAAGGAACAGACGATCAGGGCGTGTCTTGAATTTGCCTTTGAAGGAACAGGCTGGAAGGTTGGCGTGTGCCAGATCACAAAGAAAAGGACAATCAACAAGGATGAAGAAACGAACGCATGGAAAATCCTTCAGGACTGTTTGTCAACATATCGTACAGAATGCAAGATCAACAGCCTGACAAAGACAATCGACATATACGAACAGATTGGATCAGACCGCGGACGATACTTCATCGAAGGACTGAATCTAAAGAAGCTGACAGTGACTTCCGACACATATGATTTTTATACACGCCTGATCCCTTTAGGAAAAGACGGAATCGGAATTGAATGGCTAGGAAAGCCATATCTTGAAAACTATCAGTACAGCAGCAAGATCAAGACCTATGTGTGGAGCGATGAGCGATACACGAACACGACAAGCCTGATAGAAGACGGCATCGCGAAACTGGATGAAATGTCAAAGCCGTATGTCGCCTACACAGCAGATGTGATTGACCTTGCAAGACAGTCAGAGAAGTACAGCAGCGTGTTTGATTTTGACATTGGCGATACAGTCTGGATGATCAGCAAGAAGACACGCACGAAGGAAAAACAGCGGATTGTGAAGCTGACGGAATACCCTGAAGCACCGCGAAGCAACACTGTTGAACTGTCGAATGCAACAAAGACATTTGCTGAAGTACAGCAGGAAGCAACAGATCAGGCGAAGTCAGAAGCAATCAAGATCGCTAACAGCAGCGCGAAGAAAGTTCTTGAAGATGGATATTACACGAAGACAGAGGTTGAAACGCACATAACCGCTTCAAAGGAAGAAATCGAACTGGGCGTGTCAAAAGTGTATGAAACAAAAACCAGCGTCACTGAAAAAATTAAAAGCGTGAATGACCTGACGGACGAAAAACTGACATTGTACTCAACAACAGAGGAAATGAACGCGGCTATCAAGGTGCAGGCTGAAGCGATTGATCTTTCAGTTTCAAAGACCTATGAAACGAAGACGACAGTCACAGAGAAGATCAAGAGTGCAAACGAACTGGCACAGTCAGCAGCGGACACGGCTGAAGAAAATGCGAACGATGAAACCGATAAAAAGCTGAAAGAGTATTCAACAACAAAGGAAATGAACGCGGCTATCAAATTACAAGCCGACAGCATCACGACTGAAGTCAACAAGAAGGTCAACAATTCGGAGTTCGGAACAAAGATCACACAGAATGCCTACAACGTGCGTGTGGCTTGGAATAATAACAGCAAATACATTCAGCTGGAATATGGTCAGCTTGCAATCTACAACGGCGATGTGACGGCAGCAGAAAAAAGAGCAGTATTTGACGAACGAGGAAATCATTTCTATCGTGATGGGTATTATGTCGGGAAAATAGGGACAAACGAATGGTCGGGGAACAACGCGCACAAAGGGCTTGTGTTCGATCTGGACTATCAGGGCAAATACATGGCATTTGCACAGATGAAATCACAGAGCGCAGGATCATACACAACAATGCTGTGCTTCTCACGCGCGAATAGTATATATGACCAGTACGGCATCCATCTGGGATGCGACTTTTATGGTCATTGGTTCGACATGTACAATGTCGATCTTCACGATGTCAATATAAACGGCTACGGCGTGGCAGATGGTAAAAGCATACCGATAGTGACAGAAATTCACGACAACGGAAACGGAACAGTCGGCTGGACGACATCATCAATCAGTGTCAGAGGTGGAATGATTACAGCAGTACCACAAGGGAGCGCGAATATATAATGAGCAAAGAAATCATAATTGAAGAAGATACAAAGACGGAAACAAAAGAAATGATCCTTGATCTGCCTGAAGGCGAAAGAGGGATCACAGAAGAAGAAACAGAAACAAAGGAACAGGAGATCAAAAACACGATGCTTGCGCAGATGGATTCAAAGCTGGACTTGATACTTGCATATCAGGAAGCTGCGCTGGAATAACAGGAGGATGGCACATGAAACCGATCGAACAAAGAATTGCTTGTGCGAAAGGAGAAATCCTGAACGCAATGGCAACAATCAGCACAGAACACGATCTGTCAGCGACAGTCATGGAAGGCGTGCTGGCTGACATACTGTCTGAAGTGAAGTCACAATCAAAGATGGAACTGCTGAACGCATACAACAAAGAAGTGAACGATGCACAACAGGAAATCAAGCAGCTGAAGGAAGAACTTGAAAAAGCGAAGACAGCAGCAAAGAAAACATTGAAGACCGAACCTGACACCGATCAGGAAGGAGGGGACGACAATGGCGATGCAGCTAATAACTGACATAACACTGGAACTGACAGGCGATGAACGATTATATATGGCATCAGCGAAGCAGGGCGACAAGCGCACACGATTCATCAGGATTGCGCTGACGAATAATGGCAAGGTATTCAAGATCCCGACAGGGTACATCGTAATTGCGAACATAAAAAAGCCTGACAAACATTTCTGTTATAACGAATGCACAGTGACCGACAACAAAGTCATGGTTGAACTGACAAATCAGGCACTTGCAGCAGCAGGAACAGCACACTGCGACATTGAGATCAGGGACGCACAAAACGTGTATGTGTTATCTTCGCAGGCGTTCACTATCGAAATTGAAGAAACAAACAGGAATGATGCTGCGATTGAAAGCTGCAACGAGATCACAGCACTGGAAAAGAAAGTGCAGCAGTACATCGACAACATCGTTTCGACAAAGAATGACATCTTGTCAGTTGAAGCAGCGATGAAGGTTGCTGAAGCTGCCAGAGCATCGGCAGAGGTTGACAGGATCAATGCTGAAGCACGAAGGAAGAAAAGCGAACAGGACAGGGAAACTGCTGAAACAGCAAGACAACAGCAGCTTCAGATCATGCAGGAAGCGACAGGAGCAGCAAACAACGCAGCTTCTTCAGCAAATACGGCAGCAGGCGCAGCGAATACAGCGGCGGCACGCGCTGAAGCAACATACAAGTCACAGGAAGAATTACAGAAGATGTATGAAAAGATGCTGGACATCAAGGGGGCAGTCGGAAGCACGATTGACGGCGGCACAGCGTTCAGCATTGATCCGATGACCTGTGACGGCGGCACAGCGTTCACAGCAGAAGAATGCGAAGCGGATGCAGGCACAGTGTAGGAAGGAGGAAACACGATGGCAACATGGACAGTCAAACCAAAGAAGGACACAACAGCGAACTGGAAGGCTTCAGGGCGCATCCTTGAAGTGAATGAATGGGGCGTTGAAGAAACAACATCGGGCAAGTACATATTGAGGATCGGAAACGGAAAAGACAAGTTTCTTGATCTTCCAGCGGTCGTTGATACGCCGACACTTGAAACGATGTACAACACGATTCGGAACTTCAACAACAATATGCAGCAGGCGACATCAGCCGCGAACGCAGCAGCACAGTCGGCACAGCAGCAGGCAGCGGCAGCACAGGCAGGCGCGGCAGCTTGCAAGGACATCCAGAAGGGAATCAATTCAATGTCGGATTCTGCAACAGGGAAGAAGTATACGATCGGCGTTGAAGCAGGGCTTGTGTACTTGGAAGAAACAACATAACAGGAGGAAAAAGAAATGGCAAGGCTTTATGTAGCAGACAAAGAAACGCTTGACGCTGTGAAGGCTGACACAACAGGAATACTGGCACAGCTTCAGGATAAAGATGGAAAATTCAGCAATGTCAAGCGATATGGAATCAAGATCAACAAGGCTGACAGCAATCCTGACACGCGCATCACATATCTGTATGATGCAGCAGGATTCACACCAGCAAAGATGAACTTCACAGACGGATCATTCGACTTCGGTTCATGGGGCGAAGTGTTCTTCATTAAGCAGAACAGACCAGTCATGCTGAAGACAGACAGAACAGTTGCGTATGAGTTAAACCACACAGACCATTCAAAGAAGCTGGACGGCACTGCATCCGATGTCGGGGACGCATCAACGACACTGAATGCGATGTCTGAATTTCCTTTGATGTGGCTGTGTCAGTATGAAGTCGGAAACTATGAATATATCATCGTATCTGACACAAGAGTTGACAGCAACTACAATGCAGATGCATACACAAGAGAAGATGGAAGCGTTGCAGATCATATGTACATGCCTATGTACGGCGGCAGCTATGACGGCGCGAAACTTCGCAGCTTGTCAGGAAAGAAACTGGACTGCAACACGAACGCGCAGACAGAGATCAGCAGGGCAGCAGCAAACGGAACAGGCTGGACGATTATATCATGGAGCAGAAGAAACCTGATCGAAAGCCTTCTGACATTGATCAGTAAGTCCGAAAACTTTCAGGCGAAGTTCGGTCAGGGCGTATGTAGCACATATGTCAATAATTCATCAAAAGACTACGGAAAAGTTGTGACAGGAACACTGGACACAAAAGGGCAGTTCTTCGGCTATAATGACGGAACACATGAAGTGAAAGTGTTCTATTGCGAAAAGCCATGGGGAAACCGCTGGGACAGACTTGTGGGCTATATCTGTGACAACGGAACAATCAAAGTGAAGATGTCGCCACCTTATAACCTGACAGGGAAAGACTACATAAAAGTTGGAACAGCGTGCAAGACAGAAGGATGGCAGAAAGACACATTGATGACGTGCTATGGACGATTTGTCAAATCTGTCGGCGGCAGTGCTTCGACATATCGTTGTTGTTATTACTGGATCAACGTGGCGATTGTTGCGGTCGCGCTTGTCGGTGGTAACGCCAGCAACGGCGCGAACTGCGGCGCGGCTGTGCATTTGGGCAACGCTGCTTCGGGTGCGTATTGGGCCGTCGGCGGCTCTCCTTCTTGCGAAGAACCTTTGGCGGCATAAGCCGCACAGGGGGACAGGGGGAGCAATCCCCCTTGAAGTGTGAGTATAAAGAAAATTGAAAATATAGGGATATTGTGTGCGCCTTCCGATGCTTCTGCCTTGCGGTCGCGCTTGTCGGTGGTAACACCAACAACGGCGCGAACTGCGGCGCGTATGTGAATTTGAACAACACTGCTTCGAATGCGAATTGGAACATCGGCGGCTCTCACTCTTAACAATCATGGGACAATAACCTAATGCACACGATATTCCGCGCCACTTGGCGAAAGTTAAACCGAAGAAAGGGTTGTGCTAGTAGGGCGAAAGCCGTGAACGTGCAACAGGTGTTAAGAAGGAAACCTTTTGAATGAAGACATATAAACATATATTTGAAGAATTGCTGAAAGAAGAAAACATCACACAATGTTTTCACGATGCAGCAAAGCGCAAGACGACACGTCCCGAAGTCGCCAGAGTGCTGAAGGAAGAAAGAGAAGTCGGAAACGACAGACCTGAACCGCAATGTCTTCAGGAACATGTGAAAGCACTTCAAAAAATGCTGGAAGAAGAAACATATCAACCGCCAGAACATAAAAAGATGCTGATAAACGAATATAGCTGCGGAAAGGTCAGGGAAATCATAAAACCTGAATTTCAGTATGAACAGGTCGTGCATCATTGCATCATAAAACAGCTTCAACCGATCGTGCTTCATGGACTATATGAACACGCACTGGGAAGCATACCGAACAGAGGTTGCCACAGTGGAAAGAAACAAGTTGAAAAGTGGATAAAAGCCTATAAAGGAAAGAAGTTCTATATCCTGAAGGCAGATGTCAGACACTGCTTCGATACAGAAGACATTCGCGTAATTGAAACAAAGCTGAAACGCGTGATCAAAGACGAAAGATTTGTTAGATTGTGCAGCACAGTCATGGAGCATGAAGCGACAATGAAGCCACCTGAATTTGATCGGGAATGGATCGAGGATGAACAATGGAAAGATACTGAATTTTTGTCAGGGCTTCCGCTTGGGTTCGTGACTTCACAATGGTTCACGCAGCTGAATTATAAAGAACTCGATCACAAGATTGTTGAAGAGTGGAAGGAACTGGGCGGCGTTGACCATTCAATTCGATACGCGGACGACATTGTTGCGTTCGGAAGAAACAAAAAGAAACTTCACAGACTGAAAGATGTTATGTCGGAATATATGAAAAATGAAATGCATCAGAAAATCAAATACAACTGGCAAGTGTTCCGTTTTGAATATCCCGACAGGAAAGCACCGCCAGTCATTGACAAGAAGACAGGAAAAGAGAAACCGAAGACCAGAGGGCGTGCGCTAGACTTCATGGGATTTGTATTTCATTACAATCGCACAACGCTTCGCAAATCAATCCTGAAGCGTGCAACAAAGAAGGCGCACAGAATTGCAAAGAAAGAGAAAGTCAACTGGTATGATGCTTCAGCAATGCTGGCATCAATGGGCTGGTTTACACATACGGACACTTATGGCTTTTATGAAGATCATATCAAGCCATATGTCAATATAAAGCAACTGAAAAAGAAAGTCAGCAAGCATTCAAAGAAAGGAGTGAAGAACAATGATGTCAGAATGGTATCAGTCAGAAAGTATGGACAAGCCGACAGAGTGGGACACGACATCAAGCCCGACAGTGGTCTATCAGCGAAAGAGCATCGCAGAGCAGATCAGGAAGGGCATTGACGGAGAAAAAGACCGCACTGTCTATGTGTACAGCGAAAGGACTATGACACAGGAAGAATATGCAAGACTTCAGGCAGAGCTTGAAAGTCCAGCAACAAAGATGATCATGCAGTCAATGTCATCAATTGAAATGAACGTGGCAATGATACAAGAAATGATGGAGGTATAAGCATGGCAGAAACAAGCACAGGAACAAACACAGAAACAACCGAAAAGGTACACAGCAAAAAGTTCGATTCGCTGAAGAAAAAGTGGGAAATGGACTATATCACAAAAGACACACTGAAAGGCTGGGTTGCGCTGAATGAGAAGAGAGCAGGAAAGGGCATCACAGCAGAGGAATACAAGGAAATTACTGGCGAAGAGTATGAAGCCAGTGAAGAATAATGACGCAGATTGAATTGATCGACAGGCTGTGCGCCGTGAATACGCTTCTGACAGACATTGTCAGGGAACAGGCAGAAATAATGGCGCAACATGGAATCGAAGCGATACAGACGCAGGACGAAGCCACAGACAGGCTTGACGATCTATTCGGGAAGCGCAAAAGGGCAGAAGACGAAAACGATGCAATCGAAGCAGCACTTCGCAATTATATTTGACGGAGGAAAAAGAAAATGACTATTGAAGTATCATTGTTACTTTCAGGCGTGTCGATTGCGTTTGCAATCTTCTTCGGAATCAGTACACGCAACAGAAACGTGAAGAAGGACACACAGGACGAAGCCAGAGAGGATGCAACGATCCTGACCAAACTGGAAAACATTCAGAATACTATGATTGAAGTGAAGTCTGAAATGGGATCATACAGAAACGAAATGAAAGAGATCAGGGAGTATTACATCAGGGCATCGGAAAGTCTGAAGCAGCTTCATAAGCGTGTGGATAGAATTGACAAGATCATTGATGAATCACATCCACATCAGTACATCGAAGAGTAACAGGAGGAAAGCGCGTGGAGAAGTACAGCTATACAATACCAGCAAGCAGAAGAAAGAAAAGACGCAAGAAGTCGCTGACAAGCTGGATCATGGAGTTTTCAAAAAAAGTTGTGGTTGTCTGCGTGCTGCTTTACATCATCATTGAACTGTTTTCAGTAATAGCGATCTGGCACTTCGCAGACACATCAGTGCTGACCACACTGATCAGCGAAACATCAGAAGTGCTTCGCATGGGTGTGTTCGGGTACATGATAAAGGCAGGAATTGAGAACTGGCAGAAAATCAAAAAAGGAAAGCAGGAAAGTGAAAACGAGGAAGGCGGTGCGAACGGATGAAAAATGCAGCTTTAATATTAAAAACAATTTATGATAATTTGCCGATGATCCTGACAATCATTGCGATTGTGGCAGGCATCGGAATCAAGGTCAGAAACTTCCTGAAGCAGTCAAAGGAAGACCAAAAGAAGCAGCTTCAGGGACGGGCAGACAAAGTCGTGGAACTGGTAAAAGAAAGCCTTCTGTCTATCGTATCAAAGGCAGAAAAGGAATGGGGAAGCGGCACAGGAACAATCAAGAAGTCATGGGTGTGGGAACAACTTCAGGCACAACAGCAGAAGTTGACGGAATACATATCAGAAGGACTGATCGACAAAGACATGGTCGATGATCTGATTGAAGCGGCAGTTGAAGAACTGAACGCTATTTTGAAAAAGAATCAGAAGGCTGCTGAAGCAGTCAAGCCGCCTGAAGAAAGAGAAGCGGCAGCGGTAGCAGCTGCGCTTCAGGCGCAGAAGATACAGACGGAATAAAAAGACAGGAGGTCAAAAGGAATGCTACATGCTTACATTACATCATACGCGATCTGCTTCATGGCGACAGTAGTCATCATTATGCTATTGCTGATCGCAGGCGTTGAGATCGACAAGGAAGAAGCGAAACATCACGGCGCAGAGGTTGAGCCGCCGCCAACAGCGAAGGACTGGATCGGGTATATATTAAAAGCATTACTGATCGCCTTCGTGGTATCATTAGCAGCCCCACTGGTATTGATATTTTATATCTTTGTGATCGGTTGCATTATCATTTCAGCATTAACAGAAGAATAACAGGAGGAAAAGAACATGGGAACATTATGCGGATGGGCTAGTATTGACGAAAACGGAAAAGCAACAGGAGGACAGAAAGGCGATCAGACAGGTCGTGAAGTAAAGACTGGAAACTGGTATGACTTCGGTCAGACAGTCGTGCTTCGTTTCAAGGACAGAAACAAGGCAGCGAAGGCGGCGACAGCGATGAAGCAGCTGTGCGCGAATGACAATGTCGGATATTGTCAGGGACACAGAACTTCACTGTACACAGAACTTGAAAAGGTCGGCTGGAATCCGACAGCATTGAAAACACCTTGCGAAACCGATTGCAGTGCGATGATGTCGCCAGTGCTTAAATGCGCAGGAATCAGCGTGTCAAAGGATATTTACACAGGCAACATGGTCAATGCTATTATGGCAACAGGAGAGTTTGAAAAACTCACAGGAAGCAAGTACACAGACACAGGCGACAATCTTATGACTGGCGATATTTCAGTGGCAGCAGGCAAGCACACAATCATGACACTGGAAAACGGATGCAACGTGTCAGGCGGCAACGGATCAGGAAGCGGATCAGGCAATAATCCAGCTGTACCATACGGAACAGCAAAGACAGCGACATTCACTGGATATGTGAACACAGGCGCACTGAATGTCAGAAAGCAGCCTGATCCAGATGCAGACAAACTTGTGTCATATCCTTGCATCAAGCAGAACACAGAAGTCGGAGTGTGCGGAAGTGCAAAAGCACCGAACGGCGCATTGTGGTATTACATCTATATTGACGGAGCAAAGGGCAAGAAGTACGGATATGTAAACGCAAGATACATCACAGCGAAATAAGGAGGAAGCGCGATGGAATACTTCATGGGCGAAACATTCGACAAAGAGAAAAATAAGCCATACAAGAAACTGGATGCAGCAGAGAAGGCAGCAGAGAAAGTGAAAGCCGCTGTATTTGATGAAAATGGCGAAGTGGTAAAAGACTTCAGGGAAAAGGTTGAAACGCCAGCAGAGCCGCCACAGACAGCCACAGACGGCAGTCAGGAGCAGCAGGCAACCAACAGCGCAGATCAGACCGTTCAGGAGAAGAAGACCGATGCAGAAACCGATCAGGCAGATCAGGAACAGCAGCAGGCAACAATGACCGACACTGTACCTGAAGGCGCGCTGGACACAGATGCAGACGGAAACGTGCCGACATTCGATGCAGACGGAAATCAGGTCGGAACTGCAACGCCTGAAGAAATCAAAGCAGCTGAAGAAGCTGTCACAGAAAACATTGACGGCGTGCCAGCGGTAAGAATCAAAGGAAAGATCAGAAGGGTGTTCAATGGTAGCATCAGGATCAGAAAAGCACCTTCATGGAGCAATGACGCTGTCAGAGGTGCAGCAGCATTCACAGAAAAGATTGTCACACATGTGATGGAAGTGGACGGAAAGCCGATGTACAAGACACTTGATGGATATTTCATCAGCGGCGATCCGAAGCTGGTTGAATACATCGAAGAATAATGTCGATAATTTTGGAGTAAAAGAGAAGCAAGACGGACAATGCGCCGCCTTGCTTTTATTTTGTCCACATATAGAGGATAACTGTGTGGATAACCACAATATATTGATTGTACTAACAAAGCAGTACCGACGGGAAATCTGGACAGCAAAAGCGGCGGCGAAGTCATGGAACTGCTTCAAA